CACCCTCTTGAATATAGGGATACTTGTTACCCAGTTTATTCTTCTCCACCAGATGGTTATATAGGATAGCTCCTTTAACATGAATGGGAGTCCCCTTCAAGAACAAACGATCTGTACCACGAAACTTCTTCACCCCATTACATGAACGGGGGTATGCAATATCTTCTGCTGGCAATGCCATGAACTCCTCACGAAAATTTTGAATAAAGTTATTGAGTTCCTTCTCATCACCATCCATGATGATCTTGATTGCTTCCTTCAACTTTGCACGACAGGGTGCCGGAGTAGATGACTTGACTGCTTCAATACCCATAATCTTGAGTTTAGGTTCCTTGAATCGCACACCTTCCATATCATACAGGTTTAGGATGTACCTCTTCTTAGCAGTCCACACACCCTTGTCAGCGATGGCCTCACGACCCATCTCCATCTTCTGTTCATATGCGTTGGTTACTTTGGCAAGAGCTTGATAAGATTTATCAAAAAAAGGTTCCAACTTCTCTTTTGCAATCTTATCCAAGAAGGTGACAATAGTATTAGTGTCTGATCCCTCTTTGAACACGCTATTAACCAACCTGTCAAAAGTAATGTATAGCGAATCCGTGTCACTAGCAACAACGTAATCCACGTTTTTAGTTTCCAAGATTTTATTAAGATAAATGTTGATGCTTTTTTCAGCCCACCGAATAGACAACTGGCCACTCGTTGTAATTGCGGTGGCAACCAAGAGATCAAAATACCTAAAAAAATTATTACCAATAGCACCATACGCAGAATTAAGAGAAATCTTCTTTGCCATTTGGATATTGTTGTACCGGGCAATGTCTTTAAGTAGAGTTTTCTCACCAGTGTTCTCATATTCTTGTTGAGCGTCGAGCATAAGTCTTTTATATTTGACACGATCATTGTATATACCTTCCATTAGTTCTGGCAAGAACCCTCGTTTATCCTTACGAAAGAGCGCACCATTTGGTGTCTTACAATACTCAGTATCATTCTCGACCCCACCCTCTTCTAGAATTTTATCTACCATTCCCTCTACAGGTTTGATGTTGCCATTCACCAATGTCTCTGGTGAGATGTTGTATTGCATAATAAGATGTGGATACAGGGAGTTCAAGTCGAAAGACATAACCCAGTTATGCATACCCACCTGTGGGTCTTTTACATAAGCCCCCTCGAACTTCTCTACCTTCTTATTATCTGACTTTTGAGGAATCACAATGTTCCTCTCACGCAGATAGTTGTAAATCACTATGTCCCAGTAACGCACTGTGCCAAGCACATCTGTAAAGTTGACCTTTGCATCATACGCCATCGTCAATGCAAGCTCAATCAGTTTCATCTTGTCTTCAAGGCGGTCAACAATTTCAACGTCTTGAATGTTGTATTCAATGAACGACTGATAGTCCTTGGTATACCACTCACGAAATGTTTCGAAAGGATTACCATCCTTACGTTCACCCAGCTCCACAAACGCAATATGGTCAAGGCGATAGGATTCCTGATTGGTGTATGTGAACTTTCGATACAGGTCAAAGTAATCTAGTGCAGAAATACCGTCAAGGGTGTATGTTTGATGAGTGCGCCCCATCTTATATACTTCACGGGCAAACACGTTCTTCCAAGGGGACAGACGTTTCGTCTCTTCCTCATCGAAGACGTTACGAATACGATTGACAAGATAGGGAATATCGAAGAACTCAGTATTCCAGCCGGTCACAATATCCGGCGTATGGTTCTCCCAGAATACTAGGAACTCCTTCAACAGATGAACCTCGCTCTCACACTGAACGTAAGTTACATCCTCACGGTCAGTGACGAACTCACCAATGCCCCACACAACGATGCGTTTGGTCTGGTGGTTCTTGATGGTGATAGACAGCATAGGTTCTGCTGCATCTTCAGGCTTAGGAAATCCATTCTCACACTCCACCTCAATATCGATGGTGACCATGAGCATCTGGTCCATGTCCCAATCAACCTGTTTGGGATACTCATCAGCAATCCAGCAATAGGGATACTGTGTGTTACCATAGATAATATCTTGGTTTTCACGATTAGAAACCCAATTTTTGGCTTCCTTGATGGATTCGAACTTATGCGGCTGAACACTCTTACCGTCCAGAGTTTTGTATCCAGTCTCCTCACGGGTATTGACTAGATCAAATAGTGTGGGTTCATATTTGACTCTACGAGAAGTGCGTTCGCCATTCCTGACCTCACGGACAAGAATGGAATTTCCATATTGCAGGACATTGGTATAAAAGTTCATTATAAGAGTATATCAGGTTTCTGTAGATTTGTCAAGGATTATTTTAATCTATTTCGTCTGTTGAATCGCTTCGTTCTGACCAATCAGACAAAACAAATTTACGATTTGGATTCACCGAAACTTTAAAACGTGTTAGCAAATCTCTATTGATAAGGAATGTGCTTGCAGCATCTTCAGTTTGAAGACCGATAGGAACATCAATATAGTTCATGTTATTGAATTTGATATTAACATGAACTATAGGACGCTCAGCCATCTTACCGATATGAGTTGGTTTTGAAATACCCTGCAATTTACTAGTAAACTTCTTACCGTTTTTTCCCCACTTAACTGTCTTACCCTGCACATCCAATTTGTCAACGATAAGCATAGATGCCTTCGTACCATTACCAGTATCAAACTTGGATCGTATGAGTCCATAACCCTCTATATCAAGAGTTTCATGAAATCCAGATTCTTGATTAAAAGCAAACCTTCTATGTAGGGGATTCTGTAGATATTCAACCATATATTTTATGATACCTTCGTCCTTTGTAGGAACTTGCGGTACTTGCGTAATATCATAATTCTGGAATTTTGAACCAAGTCCGGGGGAACCATTCACTTCCAGAACGTATATCTTCCCACCAACAATAGCATGATCAACGCCGCACATATAGGCACCTGTTGATCTTGCCGCTGCGATGATCTCTTCCTTTTCCTTATCACTTAATGTGTAAGGCTCAGTAGTTGCGCCCCTGTGTCTATTGGAACGAAAATCTTTTTCTGGTTTAATTCTCTTGGTTGATGCTAGAATCCTACCGTTAAAAACAATAGTTCTAATGTCGAAATCAATTTTCAAAAACTCTTGAATAATCAACGGAGCATTAAACTTCCACAATGACTGAATAACACTCATCATAGATTCCATGCTTTCAACTTTAGATACTCCGATACCCTGCGTACCAGTTAGAGTTTTGATAATGACAGGAAACTTGCCTCCAATGCGTTCGTGGGCATCAGCAATACTTTTTTCATTGTTCACCAATGATGTACGAGGTGTAGTAATGTTACTACGTTCAAAGGCAGTATAGGATGACATTTTGTTATCGCATGTCAACATTCCATCACGATCATTGATCATCATACACCCAGCGTTCTGTAAGGTGCCCAACAGTGCAAGGCCGATCTCAGTGTCTAAAGCACCGAGGCGAACAAATACCACAGTAGAAGAAGTTTCAACTGAAATATCTTTTTCTCCACCATCATAGTTTTTGATGGACACTGTTGATTTTTCAATATCATTTTCTGAAACCCAGGCCTCAGTAGTGACAATTTTATAACAAGACAATCCAAGTTCTTCACAGGAATTCATCAACATTCCAGTAACAACTTCTGGTTCTTTTGATTTTGATGCAGTAAGAATTAAGACAGTAATTTTATCTTTTTGATCTTTTGCCTCTGTGATGAATGACTTGAACTTTTCCATTAGGACTCTTTCTTTTTTCCAATGTTATATTTTGTTTCTAGTATCCATTCGTTTTTCTCTGCATAGGATAGAACTTTGATTTGACTTAGGGGTGCAACTTCTCCGAGCTCACTAATAATATTAATCAATCCCCAATCAAGTAATAGCTTCGCAATCGTATTCCTACGAGAGATGTCATTCTCAGTTAGGTTTGTATTCTTTCCATCCAAGGCAAAAAGTTCTTTAAAATGCACAATGAAATATCTACCCTGCTTATGCAGAATATGACATGACTGATACAGTTTCTTTTCTTTGCGGGAGGCAACGCCAATACGAGATAGTGTCTCTCTTACTTTCAAGAAATCATCAGGTTCTTTTAACCCGATTTCTAGCATTTGCTCCTGTGTCCAATTAATCTCTTCCATGTTTTCCACCTTTATATAATCTTCTTTTTATGGCAGAAATTTGGTCATCAGACAATATATCAAGAGCGGCCTTAGCCTTTGCATTACTATATCCATAAAACTCTTTAACATACTCTAGATTCTCTAATTTCGTCGCCTTCAACCACGGGGTAAATCTCTTCCTTGGCCTCAGACTATTTATCAAAAAATCAAACTGTAGTTTTCTATCTACATTTGGTAGTTGGTTGATCTCATTCACCAACATGATGGTATCAGGAAATGCACCGACGCATTTATTGACGATAAATGGTGGATACTTACGTTCCCATTCCTCATCATCACCATCCATCAGAGGTTCTTTGGTCTGATTGATGGCCTTGAGATATTCTTTTAACTCATACATTACGATTGCACTTGAATACGATTACACTTCTCAGTTCGTAACACTCGCGGGTTACAGGCATAGCCATGTGTGGTAGATGTGCATCAAATATAACAAGACTGTTGCCAACATAGGGAACAAGTTCTCCATCAACAAGAGTACCGCCACCCCACTCAGGTATCCAATCCATTCGTGGATAGTAGATCATCGTGTAGTCGCCATCATCTATATGCAGCACAGGTTCAACGCCGTGTGTGTGGGCATTCATGTAGATGCGTTTATATGTATCAATACCATAAGATTTTTTAAGATCAAACTTGAACATCGCAGAAGTCCAGATAGGCATCACCCAATCAAAACCATTTGCAATAATTTCTGTGGAATTGTGACCACAAAGAACATGCCAATGAGTGCTGGGATGTGCGTTGCCGCCAACCCTAGAGTGATACTCATAGCTCCAAGAAACCTTTCTAATTTCTGAAGCAATCAATTCTGCAACATGGTCTTCTACTGCATCATCAAGTACCTGTATCATTATTATTCTCCTTCCATATTCTTTGTTCGTCATAATTTGCATAAGCAAGATCAGCAAGATCAGTTCTCATTTGATCATCTGGAAGTGCTTCAATTGCTTTGCGGCGATCCTTTGGTAGAATACAAAATTGATAAACAAGATTCTCGGCCTCTGCACCAATCAAGTCTTTAGTTTTTTCTCTATCATCTATAGAAACCATTTTAGGACCAAAGTGAGAAGTTCCATAAATCGAATGAAAAAGTCCA